ATGAAAGAGAAAAGAAACATACACGAACTTATTGTACGAGAAGAACCTCATCTTCATGAGATATTAGATCCTGCACAAGTTGCAAAATTTAAAGAATTAACAAACGAACTTAGAGATACCTGGACAAAGAAACAAATGTTCAGAACTAAAACAGAGATGGAATTTTCTGTACTTAATGATGCCAAGTATCCAACCAATGCGGCTAAGTATTGGCAATGTGTGAGAGAACAAAATACTCACATGGAAAACTTGATGCACTTATCCTTCGATGCTCGTAAGAACGATGTTGAAATTAAACAGAAACAACAAGAATTAGAAGAAGAAACAGATCCATTAAAGAAAGAGCTTATTCAAATTGAAATAGATCAAAAAACATATAGCAAAGCATCTATGCAATTGGTGGCAGCTCATCGTATGAGAGAAGTTACTGAATGGTCTAACTTTAAAAAGATTTATAACGATGGTACGTTTGATGATAAGAATGTAGATACTCACCAATTATTATCGTACAAAAAGATTATGAAAAATAGAAAGAACACGTTAACCCCAGGATCTTCTCAACCTGAAGTCTTTAATGTTTTAGGTCAATTACAAACTATTGAAAGAGTAGAAGAAGAACGAAAAGCTTTGGGTCATGAACAAAAGAAAGCGATCAGTGAAACCCCAAAACCCACATACGGAAAACAAGGCTAAACAAATCTACTTTCTTTGTGCGATGCCAAGATCAGGGAATACCCTATTTGCATCACTCATGAATCAAAATCCAGATGTAGTAGTCACTCCCAATAGTATTACTTTGGAAATCATGAAAGAGTTATTTCTTTTAAAGAGTATTGATACTTTTCAAAATTTTCCTGACGAACAATCTTTAGATAATGTCATGGATGAAGTTTACAATCTTTATTACAAACATTGGAATTATAAAGTCATTATAGATCGAGGGCCTGTTTGTACACCTGGTAATCTAAAGGTGATGCAAAAACATTTTAAACAACCAATTCGATGTGTTGTAATTGTAAGAGATCTATTGGATGTTTTAGCTTCCTATATTAAATGGTTTGAAGCAGAACCCACAGCGTTTCCGAATCAATTTAAAACACTAGATGAAAAATTAAGTGTAATTATGAAAAAAGACGGAGCTGTTGCAAAAGAATTAATGTCCATTCAATACTTACTACAACATCCTGAAATGGCTGTCTTTATTAAGTATGATGATTTAGTTGTTAATCCTGAAAAAGAATTAAGAAAAGTCTACACTTTTTTAAATCTCCCCTATTTTCCACATAAGTTTATTGATCTAGATCAAATGACCGTGAATGGTTTACAATATAATGATAGCATTGTGGGAAAAAATATGCATACTATTCGCACAGAAAAAGTTATGAAAGTAGAAAATCAATATAAGAATATGATACCAGAAAGGTTTATAAAAGAGTATGGACACATCCGATTTTAAATTTATCTGGTTAGGTCAAACGATTTTAAAGTATCAAGTTCCTTTAGATATTTTTAATGCTTTAAATAAAATTTATGAAGAACGATTTGTTAATCTCCCTAATGCGGGTAAACAACTTGTAGGTAAAATAGAAAATCAACATTCTTTGTATTTTAATGGTCCACCCAATAAAAGGATGCACAGTCATAATTTTTTACCTCCTTATATTTTAGAGTATTTTAAATCTCGCGCTAGACATTATTTAGATTTTAATAAAATTGATCCGTTAGCACTTCATATCAATTCAGTATGGGTTAATGAAACTCGAAGATATGAATATAATCCTGTTCACATTCATCAAGGAACTTTATTTACAGGGCTTAGTTCGGTGATGTTTTTAAAACTCTGTGACATGGGTCCTGAACTTTCAAGACCTGATCAACCGATGAATGGCAAATTGCAAATTATGGGAAGTGCATCAGGGCAATTTGTTAAATCAGATTATTCTCCCAATATGGAAGAAAGAGATTTTTATTTATTTCCTTATGATATGAGGCATTGTGTCTATCCTCACAATAACCCTAATGGTGTTAGACGAACACTTGTAGTGAATATGGATATTGAATATGATCCCGTTAAAACAAGGACTGCAGGATGATACTTACAGAACCCGTTTGGAAAAGTTATGTTGTTGAGACCACAGGACCTATTTTTACACCCAAACAATGCCAGATGATCATTGATAAAGGCATGAGTTTAAAAAAAGAAGCCGCTTCAGTAGGTATGGGACAAAGACCTGGTGGTGGTTACGATCCTGACAAAAGAATTACAACGATTAGCTGGATTCCTTTTAAAGAAATGCCAGAGATGTATCGTGATATTGAAAAGACGATGCTTCAAGCGAATAACAATCATTTTGGTTTTGAAGGAATGCAATTAACCGAACCTGGTCAATTTACTCATTATCCCACAGGTGGTTTTTATGAATGGCATATGGATAATGATGTGTTAGGAAAACATCAACCTCCTGTTCGTAAAATATCTATGACCCTTTTATTATCTGATCCTTCTACCTTTGAAGGTGGGGAATTAGAGTTTATGAGTAAAGGTAAAAGAGCTAAACTTAAACAAGGTCAAGCTATTTTCTTTGTCAGTTGGTTACAACATCGGGTTAAACCCGTTACTCGAGGCGAAAGAAAATCTTTAGTGATGTGGTTTGGAGGTCCCCCTTTCAAATGATTACTGAATATCATTTTCCAACCATCATTTATATTAAAGATATTCCTAATGCGGTTCAGCTAAATCAATATTTAGAACAAAAGATTATTCAATGGAGTCAGCAGAATAAAGGTGTTGCTAAAACTAATGCAGGTGGATGGCATAGTACAACGGACATGAATCAAAAAGAAGAATATAATCCGTTAACCAAAGAACTCTTCAATATGCAAGATGAGATTTATCAAAAAGAGCATTTGTCTTTAAAACCTGTACTTGGAAATATGTGGGCAAATATTAATTATCCTAAATGTTATAACCGACCTCACATTCATCCTAACTCATTATTCTCAGGAGTTTATTGGGTTAAAGCACCTAAAAATTCTGGTAATCTTATGGTGTATGATCCAAGACCAGGAATTCAAATGGCCATGCCAAATCGTAAAGAAGGAAAACTTCCTCCTGAATTATGGAGAGAAGTACATTATGAACCTGTCGCAGGAAGATGTATTATGTTTCCTAGTTGGCTTTGGCATGAAGTTAAGCCGAATGAAAGTAATCAAACAAGAATCTCAGTATCTTTTAATTTTTTACAGCGATGATAGAAACAATTTACACAGAACTACCTTTTGAAAAAATTCATTATTTAGATCGTCCTGAGTTTCATAATGATGAAAAAGAATTTAAAGAGGCTTTAACTCAGTCCATGACAAAATATGGAATGAAAGATCCTATCTATTGTTGGGCGAATGGCAAAGCTTATGGAAATATTATTAAAGTGATTGTAGGCAATAACCGAATGGCTGTTGCTAAAGAATTAGGGATCAAAACCATTCCAGCGGTTATTACTAATTTTAAAGCAGACACCCTACCCATTGAAGGAAAAATTTTAAAAACGGATGCAGAAATTAGAGAACTGTTTCATTTACCCAAAGATCTTGAAATTAGAAGAGATGCAAATGGAGACGTGGATCAAGTAATGCCTGTTCGTTATATGAAGAAAGGGGTTAGAGAAGAATATGTTTAAAGATAAAAAATACGTCGTTATTAGAAATGCTATCTCTTATGAACTTGCTAACTTTGGTTTTAATTATCTTTTACTTAAACGAGAAGCTGTAGCCTGGATGCATCAAAATAATTACATCTCAAAATTTACACCCGGCTTTGGCACATGGGCAGATAAACAAGTTCCTAATACCTTCTCTTGTTATAGCGATTTCTTCATGGAAACCTTAATGATGAAAGTATTGCCCATCATGCAGCAACGTACAGATATGAATCTTATTCCTTGCTACACTTACACTCGAATATATAAAAAAGGTGACATACTGAAAAGACATAGTGATAGACCTAGCTGTGAAATTTCAACAACCTTACATCTAGGAGGAGATCCCTGGACGATCTTTTTAGATCCTACAGGACAAAAAACAGTTATCAACGAAGAGAAACAAATCATTAAACCTAATGCTCCTAAAGGTATTCCTGTCGATTTGGAGGTAGGAGATATGCTAGTCTATAGTGGTTGTGAGCTAGAACACTGGAGAGAGCCGTTTAAGGGCGACAATTGTGCCCAAGTTTTCTTACATTATAATAACATTGATGGCCCCTTTGGCACTCAAAATAAGTTCGATAAAAGACCTTTATTAGGTATTCCAAAGTAGTTGATCTCTTTTAAATTATGTTATAATTATGGTATACGGATTTTTGTATGCTTCAGAAGATTAATATTGCACCAGGTTTTAATAAACAAGTCACAGCCACAGGCGGAGAAGGTCAGTGGGTAAGTGGTGACTATGTACGATTTCGTTACAACTCTCCTGAAAAAATAGGAGGTTGGTCCCAATTAGGGGATAAAACAATCACAGGTAGAAACACGGCGCTACACCATTTTGTCAATGCCAGCGGAATAAAGTACGCGGCTCTCGGAACAAATCGATTTTTATATATCTATTCTGGAGGTGCTTTTTATGATATAACACCGATTAAAGCTACAACAACATTAACCAATGCCTTTACAACAACCAATGGATCAACAACTGTCACGATCACGTTTGCGAGC